GGCTGGTCATCGAGGAAAAGAGAAAAGAGATAAGAGGAAAAGAATATTTTTGCAAGTGGACGCCCCTTTCAGCCGCGGGGACGATCTAACTTTGACAACATACATCGTCAAAGGGTAATTTGAGGGAGAGGAAAATTAGAAAAGAGATGACGTTTAGACTCACGCGCCTGCTCCTTCGTTACCTTCTTCATCCGAGTCGCCATCCTCATTGTGGAGTGGGACGCCATCGAGCGCAATGGTGCGACCAAAGGCTCCAGCACCTGGGCCGAGGCCAGCGAAGTTCGCATAGAACTCAATGCCGCCGTACGCGAGGCGTCTGTCCCCGCCGGCGGTGTAACCGGCGCCGCCGTAGATGAAGCGCGGCTTGCCAAAACCGATCGACGTGACGTTGAAGTTTTCTTCGCATCCGGAGGTCGGGAGAACTTCGTCGATGAAGAGCGTTTGGGTGACATCATTGGCGATGGCTTGCCTCTTCCAGGGGGTGCAGAACCACTGGTTGAGGGTGAGTGGGACGATGTTCTGGTGCGGTGCAATTCCCAAGAAGATGGATGCGCTGGTGGAGCGGTCGATGACAATGCTGACCCAGACCTCACTGACGGTGGCGACGGCAAACCAACCACGGAGGAAATTGAAGATCGGAACATTTTCGAAATCGAGGACACGAGTCCTGGCTGCGGCAGTAGTTCGCACGTCTGGGAGGGGCATTGTGATGAGAAAAGATCTGCCACTGAGTCCCTGGCAATTCCATTCACGATTGACGGGGCGCGGCCCAGGCCCGATCCCAGGTCCAGTAGCGAAGGACAAGGGAACGATTGGACCTCCGGCAGGAACAATTGGGCCGCTGGCGGGATTGACGATGGGATTGGGTCCAGAAGCCATTGACTGTTCAAATTGGCTTTCTTAAGGTCATCGTAAGAGGGGGTCAGAGGCACGTAAGAAATATGGGACGGTCGAATGAGAACACCACGCAAACTTGGGTCAAGAAAAGAGTCGTCATCGAGAACGTGGAATGGAATGGAACGAGCAGACAGCAGAGAGATGAGGTCAGAAATAGGAGCGCCAGCATAAGAACGTATCTTCAAAGGACTTAGATCTGGACAGATGACACGGAGCACATTGGTCGTACAATCAACGGAAGTATCAATGACACCAGGAGAGAGTTCAGGACGGCAGAGAGTGCGATAAAAGAAACCAGGAGAGAAAAGTGAACAGAAACAGTCAAGAATGAGCCAAATATCCGAATCAGAAAAAGAGAGATAGAAATGACGGATGAAATTGAAGAGCGTATAATAGATTTCAGGCGACGGACGAGGACAGCGAGAAGTAAAAGAAACGAACAGTTCTTCGGCAGGTACGAGAGGGTCATAGACACGGGCAAGATGTTTGAAAACGGCACGAACCGGGTCAACGATGAAATCGGTGGAAGTGAAGAATCGTCCGGCATGATACGCGGGAGCATCACGCTCTATTTTCAAGACGACCTGAGCAACGGAAGGATGATGGGCGGTTGGGGCTAGCTGAACACACTTAGCATCAGTCAGGAGATCATCACCTTTCTGCAAAATGAAACAATTGTCAACATCAACATACATCGAAGAGACAACCGTCAACATTTGGATGACATTTCGGATAAGCGTGAACGGGTCACCGGAACCGAGGGAGAAACGCATAATACCACGATATAAACCGGGGGCCATACTCTTGACATCAAATTCAGAAGAATACTCGTAATACATTCGCATGACTTCAGCAGGAGCGCCACACAAGCAAGCAATCTCACAGAACGCGGCGGTGAGCACAGCATCGTGAGATGAGTCCTGGCTAGAAACATCCAATTGCGTGTTACACTCGGCGAAAGCGGCAAGAGCACCATCTTCACGTAGGATGTTTGCGAGCTCAACATCGCTAAGACCGAAATCGAGATAAACACCATCGCGGACAAGTCGAGGTAAATTGGTATAAATGCAATGTGCGGCATAGGCGAAGTAGGCGCCGAAAGCGAAATGATTTGTGGTGATACCTTGCCCTTTCGGAAGCCCAGCGGGGAACTCCGGCTTATCAGCCTTGACTTTAACTTGCGTTTTGGCAAACACAGTGCGCCCAACCGTGCGAATGGACTCATTCAATGCTTCACCTTCGAGGCCCTGGAAAGATGATGGACTCCGAGTGCGCAACCACTGGCAGAGGAAATCGGTGTCAAGCTGAACTGGAGAACATACATCCTTCAGTAATGCGGTACGGAAACGGTCGACCAGAGGAGAGGCTGAACGAGTGGCGGCTTCGAAGGAAAGGGGTTGATGAAGCAATGACAATTGACGCTCTTGCATGGATCTGAAATCGGTGTTACGGCAATGGGATACCTGGACGTCACCGAGCTTGTGAGCATCAGCGAAAATCGAACGTATTTGAACGTGCTTCTCAACGAGTCCGAGCTCACCAAGCATTCTTAATCCACCGGCTTCCGGAACATCGAGATCAATGGCATGCTCATGGTCAGCAGTAAGGTCAAAATCAGTACGATCAAATATCAAGGCTTGAATGTCACTAATTTGCGGTTCTGGAACAATGATAGCGCGATCATGTGGTCGAATCTCAACGGAACTATTAACGCCAGACAAGACCTCACCGGTGGTGAACGACCGTTCAAGCCCGATGGCGGCAGAATCATCAACACGATCAGCTTTAGTAGTGTCAAGAGAGCGCTTGTCGAAAACCAAATCCAATGGGCGAGCGACGGATAGACGATCTTTCAATTCAGAAGTCTTGGTACCGTTAGGGACAGGGCGTAAAGAAGAGAACCCGAACATCGAAGTGAGTAACGTGGGTGCACACATGATAACAAGAGTGAAAGAATGTCGTGAGAACAAAACGACTCGCGCACCAGGGTTAACGTTAAAAAAGGGCTGAGCACGCGGTTTGATTTCACCGTAATAAAGGACATTACTCGAACGACGACCCTGCACTTGAGCAATTGACGGGACACGATCATGAGAAGGATCACCATCTGTAGAGCGTGTTTTCATGACCAGATCGAAACCTTGGTATGGACCGGGTGCTGGACGACAAGAGAACAAACTCGTCTCAACAGCGGACGTGGTGCCATACTCGTTGCCCCAGCCGTTGGTACGCGCTAGATAAGTGAATGCATCAAGCGGAATGGTATTAGAGATCGTGAATGTTAACACCCGTCGATTGATATAAGCATGCGTGTGACGAATGACGCCATGTTCTTCGCGACCAGACTGGAAGCGATCGCCGACGGTTATGACAGGTCGGTCAACGGCGTAACGTAACCAAGCTTCAAGATGCATAGGTGAATAGCGGAAGATCTCATCGATGATCATGACATCATATTTCTCCTCAGGAGGGTGGAAGAAAGTGACGACTTCACAACGAGATTGAATGTACAAACGACCAAGTTCAGCTTTCCAATCCTTAGCTAATTCACGTGTCGGGACAACAATAAGTGCTCGCAACTTCGTGGAAACCAACCATTCGCGGACCATAGAAGATTTGGCAGAGCCAGGCAGACCATCAATATGCAATGCAGGAATACGGAAATGACCACCAGGCATCTTCTCAACGAAGGCGCGTGCGAGATCCCACATTTTATGCTCAGGAGAATCGACCAACATTGGCTCCGCGCCATACAGCCCGGAGAAAGATAGACGATCAAATTGGCGATTGACCCGGTGAAGAAGCGCATTGAGTACTAGTTCGTTGATGAGATGTACGACCCCGACGTCCGGAGCAGTGTAAGCGTATTTCTCATTGTTAGCGCGCCACGAAGTTCGCTGAGGCAATTGACGCAAAAAGTGGCGGTGTGCCGGAGAAGGGGCGCGTACACTATAAGGGTCACCAAGAGCAGAGAAGGTCCGTATCACTCGACGCCTCAGAGGGCCAACATCAATTCGGACGAGGTTTGCCCCGGGGAAAACGGGCCGTGTGTTAGCAACGACGGCTCTTGCTGCAGGTTCACCGGCGACATCACCATGATCATCAATGTCAATCCCGCCAGAAGAGGCAGACGAAGGAGCAGATTTGCCACGCTCGACGAAACCGGCATCATAAGCGATTTCTTTGATATTGCTCACAATGGGCGGGTGCGTGATCGGGATCCGGATTGCATTATCATTTGAGGCGATACTAGTAGGCACAGAATCCGGAAGGGGCACAGTTGTTGCGATCAATTGGTGATCATCATCCGGTTGAGGATAACGGCGAGGAGGAAGGCGCACGATGGGTTCTTCATCAGTCAAATAAGAAAGTGGTGTGGCCGGACGGAGATGGACGACTGGGAACGGTTCAATATCAGGTAGGACTGGCAAAATGACAGGAGACGGAACGACAGGGGGAGGAATCTCGAAATCGACCAACCATTCGGGGATCGAGTGGCCGTCAGGGGACGCCTGGTGAGATTTATCAATGACGAAGGTCGGGGAGGTATCACCAAGACGAAGATTCACACCATCAGACTCAAGGATTTGTGGCAGCTCATCTGAGACACTTTCCACAATTGACATATCCCTGCGCTTACCAGCACGGTCGCCAGCAGCAATGCTGAGAGTGACTTGCGGTGTGAAAACGAAATGGTCGGGCAACTCATGCATGACTCGCTGAGGCCGCTGTAAGACTCGCCGAGAACGCGCAACACGGAGATCAATCGTGTCAGCACGACGCGCCTCCCGTTGAACAGCGTGTCGATGCCGAGAGATGAGACGACGATTTTCAATATCAACACCAGAGTGACCGCCAGCAAAAAGACGACGTGGCACGACATCAGGTTCAAGATCAATGTCGCGCAGCTCATTGGCGGCACAACGATAATCTCGATCGGGGTCAGGTGGCAGGAGAGGCGTGCGCGCTAGACGCATGAAAGTCGAAGATATGCCATCAAAGGACACGCGCGAACGGTGCGCAGCGAGACGGTTCTCAGGAGGTCGTGCAAGTCGAACGTGTAGCGGGGCGGAATTGTCGATTAGCACCATGCGTCGTGAATCGTAGCTGACTGGTAGAGAATCTTTATTAAAGGAGCTAGCGAAGAATAGATCCAATAATCGCTGATATTTAGTTCGCTCATTAACTTGATCAGAATCGAGACGTCCAGTAAAAAGATCAAGATAATACTGTTTGAATCGACTGCTGAAAGAAGAACGGCGCGCGTAGAACCTCTCAAAAGCATCTGCGAGCTCCTGACCAACAAGCGTGTAATTCCTCATGCGCATGTTACAACAGAGAATTGCATGACCAACGACAGAGAAAAACTCGGCATTGTTCAAAGAGAGGCGATTCTCGACAATCCTTTTACCAATCTTGACCTCGGCCATCTGCCCGCGCAACTTATTCGCGACCGGGAGGAATGCGATTTTACCTGCGTCAAGAGTGGAGACATAAGCGACGAGGGCGTCGAAACGACGAGACTCAACGCAGAAATACTTAGTCTTATTATCGGTCAAGAAAGAAGGCTGCAACAGAGGCAATATCAAGAAATCCGAAGGTCGCAATATCTGAGTGGAAGGGTGGTTCTCATGCAATCCAGGTGACAATCGCACTTCTAAGAGATGCATGGTCCCGAATTGGCGAAGCGATTCGACTTGGGAATGGTAACCTTGCACAATCGGGATCGGCTTGCACCAAGAGAGCATAGCTTCCGCCTTATCATAGTACCCAGGAGAGCTATGGTTAACGTGCCGCGTAGCGATGAGATCGCCTTCACGACTGAAATGCAGGTTGCAAGAGGGATCTGTATACTCCGAGATCCGCTCATCAATCAAAGCGGCAGGCAAATGGGTAATGACAAAAGCCTTACGGACAGAGCGTTGTGCCATGCCGACAAGGAAATCTGCGAAGTGGATGGAAGTCGCGGAGAAGGGCGCAAGAATAACATCAGCGCCGGAGAAACGACAATCGGAGAAGAGCTGGTCACAAGATAACCGCGAATGCAAAGCCCGGCGATCAGGTGTGGAGAGATTATTATAACGGAAATGGTCTCGACCAGTCAATGTCGGCGCGCAATTATGTACAACGTTGTTGAAACGAGTCAGCTGAGCGACGGAAGAGGCGATAGTATGAACCACTTCATTTTGGCCGATCCGATCGTTAGCGAGGTTCATGAAAATCTCTCGAGCGGCAGCAAGACAACCGTGACCATGGCGTTGACGAGTGTTCTTAATCACATATTCTGGTGCGATATCCTGCAGTTCAGTCAGGGCAGCGTCGGTTGCACAGTTTGCATAAATGACTGGGCGATTGTCATAACTCTCCAATAATTCTGCCATGCTATTAGCGATACGTTCCCCGGTGATGGTAGCATCAACAGGGCGGGAAAGCTCAAGGTCGTGCAAGCGCTGCAACTCGATTGGATGTTCAGAGATGCCAGCCGGCGGTCGTGCTCGATAGTAAAGATTAGTGAGGAGCGGTCGAGGTGTGATGTTGGTGATGGGTTCGGGGAAAGGTAGAACTGCGCAGCCTCGGAAAATCCGAGAAAAATCCTGACGAACCGGCCGATGAGACATGAAGAAGGCAAGGAGGCGCAGGGCGGAAGTGACAAGGGGAACACCGTGTGATGCACCGAAGACGAATGAAGAGCAGACATGAGCGAAAGAGACGCCAACATCAATGAAAGGCTGCAACAGCGCACGGAGGGCCTCGGTGACGGGGATGTCAAGGAACTCTTTCGGGATACCAATTATCTGATCTAAAGGGAGGTGGACATGTGGAAGGTGGATGCTCGGGAGATGAATCTTCCAGTGCGGTAAATGGACATGTTCGCCGAGACGATGTAAAATGTCAGGGAACTGGGCAAACCAATTACGCATTGTCTCGAGCGCGATGATAGAAGCATGGTGTGCCACGTCGATACCACATTGAGCGAGAGCCGGTGCAGTGGCGGCGGAGCAAGCGCTTTGAAGTTCGACAGCGGTCTGGATTTCAGCTTCAACTTCCTCCTCGAGGGAATTTCCGACGAGCAGTTCAGCCCCAGCCGATTCTTCCAGCTGAGTGCGCAAGAACGTGGCAAATGAGATTTCGCCTTCGTAACCAGCATAATCGATCAAGGGTCGCACCCGGTCGGGGTACATCTGGAGAATCTGCTGATGTTTAGGACGCTTAGAAAGACCGAGACGGTCAACAGAGGCTGCTTCAAGATGAACATCACCATCAGGGGCCATAGACCAAACGACCATCAGACCATGGCGTGAGCGTTTTTCCTTGACATCTATAGCATGAGCATCGAGACAATCCAGCACAAGTCGAGCGGGCATCCGGGTTTTAGGTTTACCATCGGGGCCAGTGAGACTTGTTTCACAAGCGTCCATGATACCGGTCAAACAAGTCCAACAACGCCCAGGCCCACTGATCTGCAATTCTGGTGCTGGGACAGTTTTGGGAATTTTGACCACGCGTCTTTTGACTGTACGAACGACGACTTTGGGCGCGGGTTGGGCAACGAAGTGCTCACGCTGGCGATAAAGGTGTGCATTAGCTTGCTCGAAAATAGGTTGATGCACAAGATGCAGGTAATCTTCATCAGAAAAGCGTGATCGATACTTAACACGCAAGGCCAGGGCAGCGCCAGAAAGGATAAGGCGCGGGCGGACCCACAGAACGGCATGTGGTGGTAGCGGCCACTCAAACACATGTGCCGGTTTTTGATGAATGCGCCGACGAGGGGAACAAGAACGGAAAGTCCGCTTCGGGTTGGCAAATTCGGAAACACTGTTGAGCGCGCGGGCGGTACGAACAGCAATCGGGTTTTCAACCTTGACGGAAACGCAATCACAAAAATGTTGACAACATACATCGACAGCAAGTTTGCAAAAGCGGTTCTGATTGAGGAGAAGAATTTGCGAGATGCGCTCCCTTTCTCGAGCAACCTTAGCGGGTGAAGCCTTTTTCTTGGTAACGGTATTTCGCACCCTGAGTTCGGGAACAGTCAAGACCGGTTGAATACGCACGATTTCGACAGGTTCAAGAACATCATCCGCGACGACATGAGGGGGTTCGGGGATGGTTTCAGCAACAGGCGTGGGAGAATCAACCACAACCTCTTGCACAATTACTTCGGGGGTGAGGGCAGGGGTGTCACACTGATGATCACAGATTGGGTCAGCCTCAAGGAGGGTAGGAACTTCTGCGACAGGCGGGGAAACGGCGATGTCAAAGACGCGCTTGGCGGTCCATAAAGGTGGGTACAACGCATCGACCTCTCGCTGGACATTGTCAAGTGATGAGAAACGTCGATTACGTTTAAGGAAACGCACATATTCAGCGCAAGTTTGCGCGGTGTAACGATCGACATTACGCGTGAGAGCCTGCTCGATGCACTCGATGGTGCGACGGACAGCGCGCTGATCAAGGGAACCGTTTTGAAAGACCCGGGCGAAATCGTCAGGATTGATATCCACCGAAGGCCGAGTGGTGCAAGGGTAAACGACATTGACATAAGCGATACCACCTGCAGACAATTCCGTGCGACCGACACGACCACAGACTTGGACAATCTCATGTGTTCGGATCGGGACGATGCGAGACCCGGTGATAACACGCAAGACTCGTTCATCAGGGATAGTGATGGCTTCGATAACGTTGGGGGCATGGGTGATAGGTGCGTTACGTTGTCCAGCGTCGAAGACATGTGAGACGTGAAGTGTGACCGACTCCTGAAGTATCGGCGTGGAAAAGATGCAACAATCTCGTCGTTTTGAATACTCCTCCAATTGAGCGAGAGAGAAAGGTTTCGACTGTTTACCATCAAAGAAGGTTTTAGAGTCACGGGAAAAATGTGCGTAATGAACGACGCCATTTTTGGTCGCGAAAGAAATCGCCTCATCAATGGCACGCCCGGTGGGAAACACATAGAGACAACTGGGGCGCTCGGAAGTTTGAACACGTTCAAAAATTTCCTCAAAATGGAAGTTGCCAAACCGACAGACAGAAGCGCGTGGCGTCTGGAGGTCTGCTTTAGCGCCCGGATGGACTGGGCTGGCTGTGCACAAAAGTAACTGCTTAGCCTTGACATGACGACATACATCGAAAGTGTCAAGAGAAACATTATGTGCCTCATCAAGGATCACGAGAGTGTCACTCGGTGGTTGCTCACCACGACGGAGAAGGTTAGCATAAGCACCGGTAGTGTAAGCGAAGATGGGGGAGACACGTGAACCGTAGGAGAAGTCTTTCCCACCAGCGCGCCCGAAGACACCAGTACAACCCTCAGGCAGTTTGTTTTGATACCAAGTCAAAGTGGAGACTGTCGACATGATGCGTTCGGTGAGCAAGATCACACTACGGAACCCAAGTCGGTGAGCGACTTTCATTGGTGCGAACTTGCTCTTACCGAGCCCGCAAGGAGCGGTGAATAGGAAATGAGAACCGGTGTCGACGATATCATTGATATAATCATCGATCACGGAGGTATTTCCATGGTTGACATATTCGACGCAATCAAGCTCAGAATTGAAGGTGAACTGGTTTGAGAACGCTTTCGACCATGCGTCGACGCGATCAGATCGCTCTTGATTAATGAGCCGCGTCGCTTCACCCTGAACACGCTCTTGATGGTCAACTTGTTGTTGAGCCAGAGCACAAGTGATGCAACCGGTCCAATCGAACATGTCAGCAACATACATCGCATCGAATGGTCGAGTGGAAAAACGCTCATGTGATTCGCAAGAGTGATCCCTACTAAGTTGGTCACAAAGCTGTTTGAACTCCCTCTGATAATCTAGAGCTCGTGCAGTATAACCGTCCAAGAGTTCGCTAGGCAGAGCAGGATAAGGAAGAAAACAATTGGTACCAGTCGGTGAGTCGACATCAAAATATTGAGCGACTTTCTTATCGGAAGGGGTAGGACGGGGGTTATGGGGAAGATTCGAGACATTGGCGACCGCTGCATTTAGCCCTGCAGTGGTCTCGACACGTGTCTCAACGTGTCGATCAGGTGGGCGAATGCGTCGTTTACGACGCGGAACTGCGGACATAGAAGCCGGCAGTTCGG